GGAAGAACTTGCAGCAGTTTAAGGGTGGTTGGCTTGAAGGATGAAAAGATAGTAGTGAGAGTCCCAAGAAATGGGAATGAAGAACTAACAGTGAGAACGGGTAATTATTGGAATGTTGACATCGTTGACATTCGTTGGTATGCTAACGGAACACCAACAAAGAAAGGCGTTAGGATGAATATGAAAGAAATGAAAGATGTCGCTAAGGCATTGAATAAGATAATTGAGAGGAATAAAAATGACAATGATACGATTCAGCAGGATGTGTGAAGCACTAGAAGATAGAACACCATCAGAAAAAAGACATATGATTTGTGCGACTTTACCGCACTTCAAAGATAAGAAGTCAGCAATTAAGATTCTATCAATGGACTATGAGAAGAACAACATTGGTGAGAAGAAAGCCGTAAAGTGGCTTGCTAATATGTTCGATGTCTTTGAAGATGAGATTGCAGATTCAGCCCACACTTGGATGGACTTGGGAGAAGGAATGAAGGAGTTTGTTAGTGCGAACAGACCTGACTCCACGTTCACTCTATCAGACATAGTGAGGTTGTTGGAATTAAACTGTTCATCACTAAATAAAGATGGTAACTACTCGATAATACGGGAAGCAGTAGCACAGATGTCTGCCTTAGAGATAAAGTGGTTTACCCGATATTGGTTGAGAACTCCTAGAAACGGAGTTAACAAAAGCACAGTGGAGAAGGCAATGGGAGACTACTACCAACGTGACATGAAGATGTATACGATAAGTCATTCATTAACGAGTCTTGTAGACTATCTAGAGAATGACCTAGAACCACCTGAACTGGTGCATGGTAACTTCGTTAAGCCTATGCTTGCCAAGAAATACTTGGGTAAACTACCTGAGAGTTTCATAATGGATGTGAAGTATGATGGTAATCGCTATCAGATACATGGTAAGGATGGTGATGTTATCATCTTCAACCGCAAGGGTAAGATTGTCACAGAGCAATACGCAGACATCGTAGCGATAGTCAATGAGTGGGAGGCGAATGACTTCATCTTGGATACTGAAATCTATCCAATAACAAGAGATGGTAGTCCTGCTCCACATCAGGCTCTTGCAACGAGAGTGCATTCAAAGGATAAGCAACAGGCCATATCGCAGTGTCCTGTTAAGTTAGTAGTGTTTGACTGTCTGTTGTATCAAGGTCAATCTATTCTTAGTGATACATATGAAGATAGGCTAGAGTATCTAGAGACTATTGTGCCATCTGAGTTTGTGACTCAGACATTCAGGCATGGCAATGTGGATGCTGCATATAATGTGGCAATCAACGGCGGCTTTGAAGGGGTGATGATAAAGGACTTGAATGCTCCTTATCAATCAAAGAGAACTGACTCTCTGTTGAAGTATAAACCACCGAGAGTTGAACTAGATGTTGTGATAACATCAGGTGAATATGGCAAGGGAAAGAGAGCAGGTGTGATAGGCACATACGGGGTTAGCGTTAGAGATGGCTCAGATTATGTGGACATCGGAAAGGTTGGTAGTGGTATATCAGAGGAAGAGATGTATTCACTGGATAATCAATTGAAGCGAATAGTTGACAGTTTCAATGGTGGGACGTATCACTTCTTGCCTAGAATAGTTCTTGAGGTTACTTGTGATTTAATCAGTCAGAATCAGGATGGCACTTATGGTATGAGGTTTCCAAGAATACTCAGAATAAGAGATGACAAGTATCCTAGTGATTGCAATACTATCGAAGACGTAGTAGAACAGTGTAGCAACATATATTGACTCTAACTACCTCGGAGTATCATGTATGGTAAGGATGTGTTGAATGGCATCCTTATTTCCATTGGTAATCCTGAAGTTAATATTGTTAACAGCAGTAAGTCAAAGTTAGGCTATCGTGTCAGACTAAGAGTTTGCATACGAGGTAAAGATACGTTCCTTTGGGGTATCAACCGTTCACTACTACAACATGAAATCGAGTCCAACTATAAGGACAAGGAACATAGTGGTAGACCAAAACCAATACTGGTAATCAGTGGGCTGGATAACCTAACTAGACTGGTAGAGATGATGGACAGCAAACTAATCACAAACAATGATTGGGAGACATTCAACAAGTCTCTCAGAATGATAACAGAGAAAGAACATCTGAGAGCCGAAGGACTTGAGAAGATACTCAAGATGAAGGGGCTTGTCTGATGCTATGTCCGAGATGTAATCTCAGAGAAACAGAGGCATCTCTGTGTTCTGTCTGTATGTTGAAGGTTCAAATGAACAAGCCTGAACATACAACAGATGATGAAATCGTAAACCATCATGTCATGCAACGAATAAAAGAAGGTTGCAGGGAATGTGGTAGCCACTCCTTTGCTTATGAGGCAGGAGTGAAAGAAGAGAATGGACTAAAGTGGTATGTTATTTTAGTCGCATGTGGGGCTTGCGATAAAGCCTATGAAGAAATAATGGAAGTGAGGGTAGATGAGCCTATTGAATATGCAGAATCAGAATAGAACAATAATAATAGTCGGCAAAGATGGTACAGATAAATTGGAAAAGGCAATGAAACTTGTCTCTAAAGAACCGATTGTAATGTATGCCAACGAGTATGACATTGAAGATAATTACAGCATACCTGCTGATACGGGAATCATTATCCGAGAATGTAATTACAAACCAAATGTCGAGTTAATCAGGAGAACCATTCTAGAATATAGAGGTCAAGTGGTTCTCACATCTATCAATCAGAAGGATGTGCCAAAGAAACTGTTCAACCTATGTAAGTTGAAACGTGGAAAGAAACTA